ATCCTCATTGACCATCCTGAGGAAGGCTGTGACGTCCGCTTCTACAAGGAAGGTACCGGGCGCAATACCAACTACAACGCCGCCAAGATGAAAATCCTCAAGCCGTCGCCGCTGGCTGAGGATGAAGAGACGGCTGATGAATGGCTTGAGTATGTCACGGATAACCCCATCCCTGACTGCTTGCAGTTCTATGACTACGAACACATTGAAGCCGTCTTCGGTGGTCAGGCCCGCGTTGACGACGATGATGACGATGACGACGACAAGAAGTCAAAGCGGAACAAGTCCAAGTCAAAGGGCCGCAGCCGTGATGACGATGACGATGATGAGGACGACGACCGCAAGCGCAAGGCTAAGGCCAAGTCCAAGTCGAAGCGTCGTGATGACGATGACGACGATGATGATGAAGAAGACGAGGACGATGATGAAGAGGATGATCGCAAGTCCAAGTCCAAAAAGTCGTCTAGCAAGTCCAAGCGCCGTGACGATGACGACGATGATGACGATGACGAAGACGACGATGACGCCGATGATGACGAGGATGAAGATGACGACGATGATCGTCGCAAGTCCAAGTCGAAATCCAAGGCTAAGTCCTCGTCGAAGTCACGTGGTCGTAAGGATGACGACGATGATGACGATGACGACGATGAAGATGAAGACGATGATGATGACGATGAGGATGAAGACGACGATGAGGACGACAAAAAGTCCAAGTCGAAGGGCTCCTCGTCTCGTGCTGACCGCATCAAGGCACGTCTGAACGCCAACAAGGACAAGAGAAAAAAGCGCTAACGGAGCTTGCAATACGGGGCGGGTTTGACCCGCTCCGTCTTGACCGTAGGCCATTGAGGGAGATCATGAATGATGAAATCCCTTATGGCTGTGAACGGTGGAAACTCGAAATGCGCAAGCATTCAATCAAGCTCCTAGCAAAAGGTTTCGACAATGGCGAAGCGAGTAAGGGCCGAGCAGCCAAAAGAAGAGGACGAGGCAGAGGTTAATTCCTACTTCACCTCTGACAAGGAAAACCTACTGTTCACGAGCACGGGGTGTACCCTGCTCAATTGCGTTATCGGGGGCGGCTACGCTCAAGGGCGCATGGTGAATATCATCGGCGACAAAAGCACCGCCAAGACGGGCTTGTCAACTGAAGCACTCATTAACTTCAAGCTGACGTTCCCTGACGGACACGCCGCGTATCGTGAGACTGAGGGCGCTTACGATGAGGCTTACTCTGAAGCAATGGGCCTGCCTGTTGATCAGATAGACTTCGGGCCTGAGGACCCCATTGATACGGTTGAGAAGTTTGACAAGGACTTCAGGGCCTTTATCGAGAAGTGCATGAAGGACGACGTTCCCGGCATTTACGTCCTTGACTCGTTTGACTCCCTGTCTGACGAAGCTGAAATGAAGGCCGACCTAAGCGACGGGTCCTACGGGATGGCGAAGCAGAAAAAGGTCGGCATCATGTTCCGCAAGCTGAACAAAAAGATCGAGAAGTCAAAGGTGCTTCTCATCATTGTGTCTCAGGTGCGTGAAAACATCAACGCCATGTTCGGTGAGAAGTATCGCCGGTCAGGTGGCAAGGCGCTTGACTTCTATGCGTCGCAGATCTTTTGGCTGGCCCACACCGGCATGCTGAAGCGCACAGTCAAGAAGGTGGAACGCACTTACGGCGTCAGCATCAAAGCCAACTGCAAAAAGAACAAGGTTGGCTTCCCGTTCCGTACCTGTGAGTTCGACTTCATCTTTGGTTACGGTATTGATGACGTTGCCGCTAGTGTCAACTGGCTGTACGAAGTCGACCGCCTCAAGGAGCTTGGCTACAAGGCTGGCAAGAAGGCTGAACTGAAAGCCGTTGCCGATCAAATCAAAGCGCTTGAAGGCAAGGAGTACAGGCGGGCCAAGAAGGAACTTGACCGTCACGTCATTGCCGTCTGGCGGGAGATTGAAGAGAACTTCCTGCCTAAGAAGGGGAAGTACCGCTAATGTTGGGCGCACGTGTTGAGTTTCACCTGAAGGAAAACGGCATGCCTATCACTTTTGATGTCGGGCACGTGTTCGTCCATACCCCTAATCCAGACCAAACCGTGGGCGGTACATTCCTTGTAACGTCATCCGGCTATAACTTCCATGTAAGGGAACCTTATCACGAGGTTTCCGCTGCAATCAAGAAAGCGACGGAGAGACACTGATGCGCAAGGGCGGGGGCAAGGCAAAGGGTTCCGCCTTTGAGCGTCTGATATGCAAGGAGCTATCCTTGTGGGTGTCAGACGGACAGCACAAGGACGTGTTTTGGCGTTCAGCCATGAGCGGTGGCCGGAGCACGGTGGCAATGGCTAAGGGTGACAAGCTGTCGGCTCAAGTCGGTGACATATCAAGCGTGCACCGGCTAGGCCATATGTTCATCGACAAGTTTATGGTGGAATGCAAGTTCTACAAAACCCTGAATTACGAGTCGCTGATCAAGGGTGCGGGTACCCTGCTTGGCTTTTGGGCACGTGCCGTGAAGGACGCCAAGGACCATGACAAGCTTCCCATGCTCATTGCGAAGCAAAACAACTACCCCATTGTCGTCTGCTTGAGCCGCGCCGGGGTGAGGTTGTTCAACGTCAAGAAGCTGAAGCTCCGCGTCTATGGCGTGGACCTTTACATCATGTTGCTCGATGATTTTCTGAAATATAACCCCAAGGTTCTGAGGAGAACACGCCTGTGACAGTTACGAAGCAACAAGCTTTTGAAGCGCTCAACCTCTTGTGCGAATACTTCCACGCACAGTCAAAAAAGAATGGCTGGTGGCTGGAGCGTAAGGTACTGCCGAGTGGTCACGCAGAAGTGATCGATCACACCACCTATGAGGACCCGTTCTTCATTGCTACAAAGCTGGCACTCATTCACTCTGAAACGTCTGAAGGGCTTGAAGGCTTCCGTAAGGACCTGCCTGACGACAAACTGCCGCACTACCCGGCCTTGGCCGTCGAACTGGCTGACGGCATCATCCGCAATTGTGACCTTGCAGGACGCTACGGCTACAAGCTTGGTGACATCTGCCGGGAGAAGGACGCCTACAATGACGTAAGGGAGGATCACAAGACAGAAGCACGCTTGGGAAAGTTCGGAAAAAAGTTCTAACATGTGACCATGTCCACGACCACGTCGTGTGCGCTGGTCGTGGTGCTGTATTCAACATCTATAGGTGCCGCTATTGCGGCGATGAGGAGTGGTTATGACTGAGCATGAAGGTTTGCCGGTAAAGGGTTACGTACCGCAGTCGGACGAGAACGTAGCGCTTGTCAATGAGAACAAGGTGCTTGAAGAACGCGTGTTGCGTCAAATCGACCGGCACGTCCGCAATCAGGACAGCCGTAACATCGACCAGCGCATGGTTGCCCTTGCCCGTACCAAGGCACAGGAAGCCTTTATGTGGCTGAACCGTTCTGTCTTTCAGCCCAAGCGAATCGATCTTCCTGAAGAAGAGAACTTGATCAAGTAACCAGTGGAGCCAAGCCGTGTCGATTCTCCTGTGCACTGATATTCACCTGTCCGACCGCCCGCGTGACCGCTACAGGTTCGGGCTATTTGAGTTCTTGGTGGACAACATCTTGATTTCAAACTTAGTGGACAAGGTGGACCTTGTGATCATCCTTGGTGATATCACGGATGAGAAGGACAATCACTCGGCTTGGCTCGTCAACAACATCGTTTCCGGCATAAACAGGCTCGCTGAGCTAGTGCCGGTAATCATCCTCAAGGGCAACCACGACTACAAGGCTGACCCTGCTAATCCGTTTTTCGATTTTTTAAATCAAATGAAAAACATCCGCTTTGTCACCACGCCGCGTACCTACACAACAAAGGCTGGTAGTAACCTATTCCTTATTCCTCATATCAATGACGAGGCTGAGTGGGACAACCTGCCAAGCTTCAGGGGTGAAAAGATTGACTACGCCTTCTTTCACCAAACGGTGACCGGCGCTATCAGTGAAAGCGGCAGGCGACTCGATGGGTACTCATTGAAGCCGTTGAAGCGGCTGAAGGCTAAGGCCATCTTTGGCGGTGACGTGCACAAGCCGCACACTATCGGCCCGGTGACTTACATCGGCCCGCCCTACCACGTGCGCTTCGGTGACAACTTTGAACCGCGCTGCCTTCTGCTGAATGAGAAAAAGGGCACGTACAAGGAACTTAACTTTGAATGCCCGCGCAAATGGTCGCTGACAATCCGTGAGCCGGATGCCTTGCTTGAGGACAAGCGCTTGCGCAAGGGTGATCAGTGCAAGGTTGACTTAGAACTGACCCGTGAAGAACTGCCCGAGTGGCCTGTATTTAAGGGACGTATAGTTCAATTGTTGGCTGAGTTGGGCCTCGAAAACTATGGTGTCACGCTAAGCGTGAACCAAATCGGGAAACGTGACAAGGAGAAGCGCAATGAAGAAGTGGTAAGGAACAAATTGCCAGCGGAGGTCCTTGGTAGTTTTATGAAGAAGGAGAGGTTGCCAAGGACCGTCCGTGAGGTAGGGCTACAACTGTTGAGGGATTGAGATGGCAGAATCATTGAGACAATTAAGCATGCAGGAAAAGAAGTGGGCTACGTTTTCCTGCATGGTGTTCGACCACATCGAACGTTACGTGATTCCTCAGTATGGGGATGAAGGTGAAGAGCCCGCTGCTGAGTACACGTTTGAGGACTGCATCAAGCAGGCTCAGCGTTACCTTGCTCGCGCTGGCAGAAGCTCCCGTGAAGGTGAGGATGTCCGTGACCTGTTGAAGGCCGCGCATTGGATTCAAAAGGCGCATGACCGCCTGCCGGAGGACAAGAAGTGACGAAGATCAGCGTATTGGATCACGGGTTTGTACGCTTGGTGGACAGCATGGGGACTGACCTTTCAGTCGTTCGTGCTGCCCGCGTGTCTTATGATGCGGCGTGGAGGTCAGGTGAGGATGAAGGTTCGGACAAGCGCTTGATCCGCTACCTTTGGAAAAACAGACACACCAGCCCCTT